TCGACGAAGAGCTCTATACATCTCCTGCAAGCTGATAGCCCACGCATCAAGTGCGCTGTAAGTGTCTAGGTCTATAACCTTTTTTCTTGCCATGGCAAAATTATCGCTCTAGAAGTATGTTATAGATCTCATCGACACGCTGATTGAGACGCTTTATCTCAGATAGCAGATGAGTAATCACATAGCCAGCCAGCCCACCGATAACGCCTAGTGTGGCCAGATAGAAGGTGAAGAAGTCTGCCTGTGTCACTTCTTCTTTTCTACTGTATCAACAGCAGCCTCTAGCGAATCTACAAGAATATCTGCAATAGCCTTCTTAGCTCGATATGACTTGATTGCTTGACGTAGCACTGGGATGGCGATTAGACCAAGGGTGGCAAATACTATGGCTTCCATTTATTCTTGCTCCTCATCTGGGATGTCAATTACTTCAACGATGTTATTGTTTGGTTTTGTTTCGTCATAGCCGCCAAGGCCGTAAGTTACTGATCTCATTATGCCACCCTTAACCACATTGCAATAGCATTTGCAGTAGCCGAAAGTGATGTGGCTGTTGCAAAACCACTTGATGCATTTACGCCTTGTGAATAACCACTTACCAAACCAGATGCGACAATGGCACTTTGTCCTTGTTGAAATGAATAGAAAGTTGATGTACTTAACTGAAAATTATTGGTAGTTGCTGAAACAGTTGTATTTGCAGCAAGCCAATACCAACCTTTTGTTAAAGATTGGCTGATTGTTATTTGAAAAGCGGTGCTTGCAGCAGTTACAGAGACAGTCCCAGCATCCAATAAAACCGTATCAGGTGCAGCATTTGTATTATTGTAAATCCCAAGGCGCATTGTTCCTGTGCCTGAAAAGGTAGTGCCGCTCAAAATTCCTATACGATCAAATGTAGTTGTTTTGTTTACATAAAAAGGAAGATAACGCGTGATGTTACTGCCGACTGGGCCTGTAGTAATTGCATTCACCGTTGAATAATACTTACCTGCAACAAAATCTAAAGGATCTAAAGAGGCACCACCACTTTGTGCTACCCATTGAGTGTTGTAATCGGTTGCATCGATCTTGGATAGGACTTGTCCTGTAGTACCGCCGACAGGTACACCTTGACCAGTTGCTCCGGTTGCACCTGTGGCTCCAGTAGGCCCTGTGGCTCCGGTATTACCTTGGATGCCTTGAATACCTTGGATACCCTGTGCTCCAGTTGCACCTACTGAGCCTGTTGCACCTGTAGACCCTGTGGCCCCTGTTGCTCCTGTAGGGCCGGTATCACCTTTAGGGCCTTGTGGACCTGTAGGGCCAGTCGGACCTGTAGGTCCGGGAACAGTCGAGGCTGCTCCGGTTGCTCCTGTTGCGCCTGTAGGCCCTGTGGCTCCAGTTGCGCCTGTCGCGCCAGTTGCACCTGTATCACCCTTTAAGCCTTGTGCACCTGTGGCCCCTGTGGCCCCTGTTGCTCCAGTCGGACCAGTAGGTCCTGTCGCTCCAGTTGCTCCAGTGTTGCCTCTAGGTATAGCAAAATCGAGCACTACATCTGCTGACGTTCCCACATTTGTAACAGTTGCATTACTGCCAGCTGCTCCTGTAGTAGTAGTGCCAACAGCGATCGTGGATGGTCCTTGAGGACCTCGTGGGCCTTGTGGGCCATCGCTTGCAATAGTTACTGTTGTTATATCTTGGATTACTTCAATGATGTCGCTCATCGTGTCACCTGTGGGCTAAGGGAGATCTTGCCTTGGATGAGTCGAGTAACGATTCCACCTGAGCTAGTGATCTCTAAGTCGTAGACATAAGTCCCAGCTGCGATTGCAGCCGTTTGTGCGGCAGTAGCAGTGATAGCGATTGTCCCTGTTGCACCTGTGATTGTTATGCCACCGCTAGGAGATGTCAAAGATAGGTCAGTAGTAGAGTCTGCATAGGTATCGCGAATCTGTAGAGCTGCTGTGTACCCTGTTAGGTTAATCGCTGTACCTGTTGAGTCCTTGTACACTACAGTGACAAACCAGTTAGCCCCCTGATCTATCACAAAGTTATTATTTGCTGCTGTCATCTGTGCCTCCTAGCATAGGTACTTGAAAAAAAGAACCATCATTGTCAGCCTGTGGCGAAAACGAGATATGGCAGTGGTGGTTGTGTTTGTTAGATCCTGTGTACTCTCGCCATGCCCAAGCCTTCTTGGCTGAGGCGATACGACCATCAAAGATAATGTAGGTAATTCTGCGCTCTTTCTTAGACTTGCATAGGAGACGAATTTGATCTGCAATATCTGGCATGAGGTCTGGTTTAGCCCTTCCACTGACATCACGATCAACGTCGATGGCACGTACCCAGCCCTGAGCATCGGGATTGTGATCGCTAGGACGAGCTGCGTGTCGGGTATCGCCGATCCAACCATCCGATGTGCGGTCACGACTTGGGAATGAGTCATCAAACTGCTCCCTTAATTGAATTGCCGCTTTACTAAGTTTAGGCTTCATTAGATTGTTGCCACCGTTACCCAAGCTGAGCCGTTATAGATCTCGAACTTATTGGTGTCCAGTAAGTACGAGCACATGCCCTCGGATAATACAGAGGTAAGAGCAGAGGTACGAGCTGCCGATGAGGCAAAGACCATAACGCTTTGCTGCATTAAGTTAGTATTTACTTGGGCAGCGGTCAGCACATCGTATGTATTAAATAATTTGTAACCTGCTCCGGCCATGTTTGTTTTCTCCTAGTTTTCTTGTAGTTTTTTAGAGCCAGTATTCGGACACGATTAAGGTTCAAGCGTTGTAAAAGTTAAATTCCAAGAGCTTGGAGTTATCTCATGGGATATTCCCTGCGTTTGCAGATACTTCTCGATGAGCGAGCCTTGAGGGGTTACATTGACAATATATAAATTAGTAAAATATTCAATACTCAAAAGATCTAACCAAATATCGGAGCCTAAAATATCAATAGTGATAGCATCGATACGTATGTCGTTATCCTTACGAGCTTCTATATAGCCCTCAGCTAAAAGTAATGCCTCTGCATCTGTTTGCATAAGCAAATTGCTTTGAGTGTAGGATTTTGTAAAATATTCTGCGATCGAAGCTGCATCGCTATAGGTCTGAGCTGTGCCACCTGCTCGGGTTATTGTGCCTTGGTTGTAAAGTCGCTTATCATCAAAGGCAAATTTAATATTCTGATAAGGGTATCCAGCCGCCAATGCTTGGTCGTTGGTAAAGACAATAGCAAGACTAGGATCATAAGAGTCGTAAATAGTTTGTCGGTCTCTAAATCTAAAATCACCCGCGTAGTCGATGTAGAACGCACCATTTTCTGTAATCTCTGCAAATCGTATTGCGGTCAAAGCTGATCGACTAGAGCCATTATCGGCTTGGCAGGTAACTGTGGAGGGTTCAATAAGTTGCATAGATGCAGGTACATCGACCTCATTAAGTATCTGTGTAATTCGTTCAGAGGTCGTATCTCCAGCTGCGGCACCTGTAACAGTAGTAATTGCAGCGGTGTTAAGTATCTTAAAAGCATCGTAGGCTGTAATAGTTACATAAGAGGTTTCTTGATTTGTAGGGAAAGTATATTTGTAATCGGATATATAACCTGTAAATAAACTTGTAGTAACATAAGGATTGCTACTGCTAGTGTCCAAATGTGCTATGCGTAGTTTTTTATTGGTAGTGACATAACCAAAAATAGGAGAGTCTATATTCTGAGGATTAAATTGACCGTCAGGATCTAGGATACGGACTGTGGCAGATCCAGCGTTGTAATCATCTTGTAGCACATCACGACCGCGCCTAATACTTATACCTGTTGTACGAGAAGCATAGTCAAGAGTTAGGCTTGTCACACTACCTAATTTTCCAATATTTAATTGGCCATAACCTAAGTCGTTCAAAATAAATGGTGTGCGAAACTCTAGACCTTCATCAAAGTCAATCAAGACTTGGAGGCCAGCTAACTTTTCGGCTGTAGATGTCATACCGCTGTTAGCCCTGCTTGACGTGTGTAGCCTACGGTTGATCCTGCTTGATTAGATGAGGCAAGAGCATCATTGATAAATTGGGCTAAATCGTTTTCGGCTGTGACTGTACCTTGAACAGTTACATTCACTACAGTTGATGCTGCTGGGAAGCCGCTAGGAGCGTAAGCACCTGCATTAGATGAACCTCCCATAACCCCGCCTGTGCCCGAGACAATAGGCACAAAGCTTCCAGCCGCTAATGCTGTATTGGTAGAAGAAGGAACCGAACTGCTGCTACCTGCTATAAGTCTTAACTTAGCAATAGCAAGGTCAAGGTTGCTTTGGTTGATTAAATCTTTAGGAGCGATGGTATCAAGCACGCTCTTGATTTCAGTTAGTTTAAGATTCTGGCCAGTCAAAGCACCGACTATTCCTAAGTCTGCATTGAGTTTAGCCGTTGCTGACTTAATAGCCGCTTCATCCTTGGAAGCAATTGCATCTTCTAAAGTAATGATGTCCTGCTTTAACTTGATACGAGCAAGGTCATTAGTAATCTGTAGAAGCTGTGCTTGGTTAGTTACCTTGCCTAGTTGCTCTGCTTGGCTAATCTCTGCTGCTTGGAGTTGGATCTTCTCCATGTCAAAGACATCTGTGCCCTTGCCAAGTGCCAGTTCTGCCTTTGCAATTAGAACTCTAGTCTTATCTGCAAGGAGTTGCTTATTCTTTGCCTTTAGTAATTCTTGATTGCGCTTTAAAGCTGCTGCTTCTAATTTAGCCAAGGCTTGCTGTTGCTGCACCTGAGTTAAGGTAAGTTTGTTTTCTTCCTTTTTGACTGTAGTTGGAAGATTAACTCCTATCTGTTTTCCAGCAAAGCCACCAAAGATCTGGCTTGGAAGATTCTTTAGATTCTTAATTAAAGTTGGAATTACACCAACAGTTCGCCCTGCTGCGCCTGTTACCTTAGCCAGTGCAGTTGCAATAGACTCAATGACATAAGCAGCATCGCTGGCTTCTGTGCCTCCACCGATAGCAGCAAAGGCATCGACCAAGCCTCCGCCAATAATCTCGGATGCATTACCTGTAGCGATACCCAAGACATCCATTGAGTAAGCAGTTGAACCTAGATAGTCCTCGGCCGATCCAGCAGAACGCTTTAACAGCACTCCAAGGATCTCGTTAAAGGACATGGATGCAAGCTCTGCCTTGCTTAGACCTGAATTGTATTTAGTTAGACCTTTAGTAACTCCTACATAACCTCTAGCAAGGTCGTTAGTTACTGTGCCAATATCGATGCCAGAGGCTCGGCTAATCGTGAGGGCATCGTTGAGAAGTTTCTGTGACTGGGTCAATGAACCAGTGGTAGTAAGCAAAGACTGAAATGCTGGACGAAGAACATCATCTGCAATGGCTGCTGACTTTTCTAAGTTGGCGATGTAGTCTGCTATCTCTGGGTTAGCAAAGCCAATGCCTAGGTTTTCTACAGCTCTGTTAAGTCGAAGGGCTGCTTTTTCATCTTCTGCAAAGGCTTTAACTGCTGCCTTGCCATAAGCAACAACTGCACGAGTACCATAAGCCAGACCTACTGCTCCAGCTAGTTTCTTGACATTGCCAGTTAGTTTCTGTGTTGCTGTTTCTGCTTGCTTAAAAGCCTTTTTGCCAGTGAACTCGGCGGCAATATCTATCTTTACATCTGCTGCCATTATCGTCCTCCTACTGACAAACCGCTACCGCTACCTTTAGCGACAACTTTCTCAAAGTTACTCTTAGAGTTTTCAATAGCCTTAATTACAGCAGCTGTGGTTCTACCTTGATCTTCTGCAAAGGCTCTAAAAATTGCTCGACCTTTCATCTTTTGACTGGAGCGACCTACTGCTCCTTCTTTGCGAACATAGGCATTAACGATCTGCCCACCCATTGCATCAATAAATTGTTGTCCTGCATACGGGTTATTGCTCTTGCCATAGCCTTTACCTGTGCTGGTCATGTAGCGTTCTTCTCCAGCACCTGTATCTTTTCTCATTGTAGGAATGACTACTTCGCGCATCTTAGCTTGGGGTCTGCCCTGTGGATTTTTACGACCAGCAGTCTCATAGATTGCTCCAGCAGCTGAGGCATTCTGGATTCTAACTAAGGATGTAAAACCAGAACGGTTTGGCTTAGATGGTGTTGTTTTATACCCAATGCCACGCTTAGCATCGGCAGCCGACCAAACACGCTTAGACCAAGCACCTTTTTGATTGCTATCTGCCCAACCACTTAACGGAGCAGTTGATGGAATAAAGCCACGCGCCTTGGCAGTAATAGGCTTTAAGATTGCGCCTAATTCTTTTTGTGTTTCTTTAGCAAGTTCTGGCGTAAAATTGCGAAGAGCCTTACGGAGTTCAATGCCGCCCTTTACGCTTGCTGGCATCGCTCACCTCCTTGGCTTCATCTTTGAGACCTTGCATCAATGCATCTAGCATGGTCTTGTCTAGTTCTAATAATTGCTGTGGCGCGATTCCCAACCTAATGCTCAAGCGAGCAATTAAGTAGGTGAATGGAAGATCGCGCTTTAAGCTAAAGGGTCTGAATCAAGCACCTCAACACTTTTAAGTGTCTCGATGAAGTCCATACCGAAAGGCTTAACAGTTTCACCTGATCTGCGAGTGACTTCCCATGCCAGCCAATAAACATCCGATTGCTTTTCCTCATCGCGGAAAGCCTTATGGAAACCCTTTTTAGCGTACTGCTCAAACGAGTACTCCACTGCTGGAGTGATCTCGCCTTCTAACACGCTTCCATCTGTACGAACGATCTTTAATCTTGCCATGGTTAGCCCCTTTGTTTAGTTGTTTAGAATGTGCCTGTTGTGGCTACTGCAACTGTTGAGTTAGCAGTGAATGTGATTGACTGTGTGCCAATATCGCCAACAGCACCATTGATGTCTGTTGTGTTATTGACTAGCAATGAAACAGTGTACAGAGGGTTA